CCACAAAGGTACGGGCCATGCGCTATGACCTGCCGAAGTCTTTCAAGACGCCATACCCGGGCATCGCGCAGGCGTGCCTGCTGATCGCGCTCGACAATGGCGGTATCAACCGCGATCGGTCGGAGCGCAAATGGGCAGGCGATTTCCGACGGTTCCTAGCGACCAGAGACGGTCTGCTGCCGGAGATCAACGCTTGGCTGAATGGGCTGACCGACGAGGAGTTCGAGACTGTCTGCGTCGGCGAGCATAGCGAAATGGAGGCACTGATGGCGGCGGCGCCTGCCTTCACCGCCGACCTGCTGAACGATTATTTCGACGAAGTCTGCTGACCCCACGCCTGCATAGAGAAGGAACACACGCATGACCGAAGATCAAATCAAGCACATGGTCTCGCGCTTCCTCGCGTGGCGGCTGCCTGAAAACTTCGCGCCGGATGGCGGCGTGAAATTCGAGCGGACCTATCGCGGCGTGGGTGGCGTCGAGCACCAGTGCGAGCCGTCCGGCACCAACCTGCTCTACTACAACCAGGCCGAAGCAATGGTCCGGCACATGCTCGACGGGCTGCCGCAGGGCTGACCCACCACCTTCGCCACGTTTGTGGGGGTGCCCGATATCGGAATTCCGATATCGACCCTACGACCACGACGCACGCAGCCACGATCGCCATGATCAACCATGGCCGCGCGGCGATATATTCGACGACGGCGGTCATGGCGCGTCCGCGAAAGCGCGCATGCGCATGATGGCCGCGCGCTGGCGACGTCGGAACTGGCGATCGTCGGCTTCCTTGCGCACCATCTCGGCACGGATCTTCGCGATCTGATCGTCGGTGAAAAAATCCAGCCGGCCGCCGATGACGCGCGACAGGGCATTGTCGAACTCGCGGCCAAACGTCGAATTCAGGCGGCGGATGGATGCCTCGTGGCGGTCACGCATCGTCGTCTTCCTCGATTTCGTAGAGGTCCAGATCGTCCGGCGACATGCCGCTTTTGAGCAGCGCGTACTGCCGGTCATTGGCGACCAAATAACGCCGGTCGATTGGCGTGCGCTCTGTCAGCGTCAAAATGACGTGACGGTTTCCATGCGGGCCGAACTCCGACCGGCACCAGACCCATTCTGTGGTCGCCAGCGCCATTGCATCGGGCGATTCATGGGCGCGGATGGTGTGCGGGCGCGCATTCATGACGCTGCGGCTCCCTTTGCGCGGGCGATAAGGGCGCGGGCAGCATACATGGCCCTCCAAAGCCGATTTCGTTCCGGCTTGCCGTCGTAAGACCCGCGTGTTTCGCCGCCCGTATGGTAACGGTAGTATTCAGATATGGCCCCTTCCATCTCCGCCACCATCGCCTTGAGGCGTTCGTTCTCTGCGGCGAGGGTGGACAGTTTTGCGCTGATCTTGTCGTCCGGCCACTCGTTTTCGTGGATCGCCTTCATGTGCCAAGGCTCAATGCGAGCCTCGCGTTCGGCGTCTTCCTTCGTGTAGCGGCCGGCCTCGTGCTTCGCCGTCGTGTACCCGCTCATGTTTGGGCGGTAGAAGTAGCCACCCTTGCGAATAAGCCATTCAAGCGCGTCGTTCATCTCTCTCTCCATAACGGGGCAGCGTGTGGCCATGAGGGCAGTCACGCCAGCAACCAATCGTCGTCGTTCGGTATGCCCATCGCTCGGTCAATCGACGCTTGCACGGCAAGGTCTGCCATCGACGGGCTAGCGTCATGGTCGCGGCCGCCAGCCGTTCCAATCTGATGGAAAATGCCGACACTTCCTGCGCTACGGTGAACGCTCAAAATGTGGTCGCGAACCGCCGTCTCAATGGCGAACCGCTTGTGGCAAGCCCCGCACATGAATGGTTTCGCGGTCATCTTCTTCTCCTGTTGTGTGGCGCTGAGGGGCTAGGCGGTGGCGGCTTTGTCGGCGAGGTCGCGCTTTTCCTCCGGCGTCATCTCGCCGATGGCCTTGTTCGTTCCGTCTGCGTGGGCGGGCCATGTGGTGGCGGGCATGTCTGTGCTCCTGTTGCGTTAAGAGGGGGATAGGCTGTCAGTCGATGTGAATTGTGCAGCCGAACCGGCCGTCATCGACCCACGCGCCTCGGCCCCCGAAGTAGTCGTGATAGAAGCGGGCCTTCACCTCATCGACCGTCGCATCCATAGGGCAGGTGCCGGTGATGGTTTCGCTGTTGTAGCCGTATGAGCGACTTGTCACATCGAACGACATGGCGCGCTCGGCCTGCGGAAGACACTGCTGCCAAAGATCGTCGGGCAGTTTTCGGCCCCATGGGTCATTCTCCAGCCCCATCTTCTTGGCGGCAGCCCGACGGGCGAAATTCTCCACATTGCGCTTGTGAAGTTCTTGATCACGGTCGGTCTGGCTGGCGGTCATGTTTGTGTTCCCTGTTTGGTGATACCCAATTCATACACACTAAACGCCAACCCGTCAACAGGCAAAGTTGCACATTATCCAAATCGCGCGTATATGGTTGGCATGGCACGGAAATCGCTCTCTGACGACAGCCCGACGACGCGGCTCAACTTCACGATCCCCGAGGACTTGCGGGACCGGTTCCAGCGCGCGTGCGCGGATATGGGCGTTGGCGTTTCGGAGCGGCTGAGGGCGCTGATCGAGCGGGATGTTGCGATGGATCGGGAGGCGGCGGAGTGATGTATAATTTGCCAGACCTCACGCCGCTGTTTTACCTCGCCATGTTCGGCTTGCTTTGCGCCATCCTGATTGCCGGCATCGGCACGACGTGGCTCGCATATCATCTCGTCATGGCGCTCATCGGCTACGTCTCATGACCATCTACACCCGCAATCTCACGCAAACCCTGACCTACTGGCCCCCATCGGGCAACGCGCCAGGCGGCGGCGTCACCTATGGCGCGCCGGTCTCGATCAAGGCGCGATGGCAGGACAAGGCTGACCTCGTGCGGTCGGCGGACGGCCAAGAGATCGCATCGTCCGCCATCGCCTACGTGGACCGCGTGCTCGCTGACAAGGGGTATCTGTATCGCGGCGTGTCGGTAGCGGCGAACCCGTTGACGGTCGTCGGTGCGCGTGAGATACTGGCGCGCGGGTCGTCGCCTGATTTGTCGGGAACGGTCGAGTTGATGAAGGTCTGGCTGAAGTGACCAGGAAGGTGACCGACAACCACGGCCTCGCCAACGTCCTGAAAAACCTCAATCGCGAAATCGACGCGATCGAGGGCAATTCGATGGCCGGCCTTCTCGCGGGCGGTCTCGTGGTCCCAAGGCGAGGCGCAACGCCGCGTCCCGCGCGAGTATGGAAACCTCGTCGGGTCCGCCTATACGCGCAAGGCGCAGAACGACGCGAACGCCGTCGAGGTTGGCTTCACGGCCGAGTACGCGATATGGGTGCACGAGAACCGCGAGGCGACCCTGAAGGGTGAGGAACGCCCGTCCGGCCTTGGCGTCTATTGGGGCCCGAATGGCGAGCCGGGGTTTCTGGCGAACGCCGTGAGGGCGAAGATGCGGGCGGATTGTCAACATGGTTCGGGCGTATGCGAGGGTGAAATCAGGTGGCGAATAGCGCAGCCCACGACATCGCCCTATACCTCGCCGCGTCCGGCGTCGGAACCTATCTCGGCGCATCGGGCTGGGCCATAAATCACGACGGCGAGGGCATCTCGCCTGACAACTTCGTCACGGTCTACAACACGGGCGGACAACATCCCGAGACCGACGAGTTGGATCTAGACCGTCCGACCATCCAGGTCCGTGTCCGCGCTGTCGATCTCGCGGAAGGCTATGCCAAGCTGCGCGACATCCGCGATTTGCTCATATTCCCGCAACCGATCGAATGTGATACAAGCACGTTCAGGCTGATCACGATCACGTCCGACATGGGCAAAATCGGGAACGACGCCGGGAACCGCCATATTCTCACGGCCAATTTCGATTGCTGGCGTGAGATCACAGAGGAGACGACCTGATGGCCGCTGCTGCCGGACGCACGATGCGCGTCAACTACAATTCGACCGCCATCGCGGGCGTCCGCACCAAGACGGTTACGTTCAACGGCGAGCCGATCGACATCACGTCCGACGACGATGCCGGATGGCGGACACTGCTGGCGGACACTGCTGCCGTGCGATCGGTCGATATCTCGGTCGAGGGCGTCGCCAAGGACGACACGTTGCGCGCGGCCTGGTATGCGGGGTCGCTTCTGGAAGCGATGGAGGTCGAGTGGCCGGACGGCGCGTCGCTGACCGGGGATTTCCATCTCGGATCGTATGCCGAGACCGGCGCAACCGAGGACGGCGTCACGTTCTCGGCGACATTCAATTCGTCCGGCGCGCCGACCTATACCGGACCGACGACCTGATGAGCGTATTCGAGCCGATCACGCTGACCTATGCCGGCGAGGATTTCACGATCCCTGCCACGCGCGTCATGGGGGCGATTGCCAGGATCGAGGAACACGTCACGCTGACCGAGTTGGCGACGTGGGGCAGCGACAGGGCGAAAATCCGAGTGACCAAACTCGCGGCGGCCTACGGGTCGCTGATGCGGTACGCTGGGGCCGACGTCACGGATGATGATGCGTATGGGTACCTGTTCGCCGACGCGGCGGGGCTGTCCGGCGTCGTCACCGTGGCGCAGACGCTCATGGTCATGATGATCCCGCCGTCCGCGCTCGCAGCCAAGCCTGTCGCGGCAAAAAAAAAGCCAACGTCCAACTCGTCAAGGAAGCGTTCAAGCTCGTCGTAGGGCAGGGATGGGTGACGCCGCGCGAGTTCTGGCGGCTCCATCCGACCGAGGTGCATTGGATCGTCGAGGCCAAAACGCCGCCCAAAATGTATGGCAGCCTGACGCAAAATGACGTAGACGAGTTGTACGAGTTCGCATTCGGGGCGCACGATGATCGGTAAATCGCTCGGCAATCTGTTCGTCAGGATCGGCGCCGATACGACCGACCTGAAAAAGGGCGAGGCGGATGCGTCGTCTGCCATGTCGAGAATGAGTGCCGGGTTCGCGACTGCTGCCAAGGCGGCGGCGGCTATGGGCGTCGCTGTCGCATCTGCTATGGCAGCCGTCGCTATTGCGGCGACGAAATCCAGCCTCGAAACAATCGATGCGCAATCTAAAATCGCCGCCCGCCTCGGCGCCACCGTCACGGGACTGCAGGCATTGACGCACGCCGGCGGCTTGGCTGGCCTCGAAATGAGCGAGGTCGAGCGGTCGCTTGAGCTGATGAATTCGCGACTTGGAGAGGTCGCCAGGACGGCGGAAGGTCCGGCATACGAAGCGCTGAAGCGACTGGGCCTGTCCGCTCAGGATCTGTCCAATATGGACGCCGACGAGCGAGTGGCGGCGCTCGCGGACAGGATAACGGAACTCGGGTACACGACGCAGCAACAGGCCGATGTTCTGCGCGAATTCGGCATCAGAAATCAGTCACTCATGAACCTCATGGAGGGTGGCGGGGGGTCGATCCGCGCCGCGCGGGAGGAAATTCAGGCGTTCGGGATAGCCATTTCCGACATCGACGCCATTCGCATCGAGCAAGCAAATGATGCCGTGATGCGAATGCATGCGTCGCTCGTCGGCGTCGGAAATCAAATCGCAATTCGGCTGGCCCCTCTGATGGAGGGCGTCGCCACTATGTTTTCGGATGCCGCGAAAGAAACTGGCGGGTTTGGCGACGCCATTGATAAAGCGATATCGCTTGGCGTTCGGCTGTTTGCGGTCCATCGCGCGGGAGATTTATCTGGCGCGAGTTGGTTTTGATGAATTCGTCGGCGACATCCTGAACGGGTTCGACACGTTGGCCGGCGCGATGCCGAGTGGACTGGCCTCGATTTTTGGCGGCACGGCGGAGGACTACGGGTTCAAGCCGGTAAACGAGACGTTGGGGGAAATTGCGCGCCAGTTTGGAAGCCCCGATGTCGTCTACAGAAATTGAGTACGTGGGCTAAATAGCGTCAAGGAAAAATCGGAAGCCGCCGCACAAGAGGTGCTTGACGCACGGCGCGCCATGACCGGGGATTTCGCAGATACAGGCCCGACGGACACGCAAAAAGCTGCGTCCGAAAAGATGCAAGAGCAGATGGACGCGCGCCTCGAAGCGCTGCGCATGTCGCTCATGACCGAGGAAGAGGCGGAGCGCAACAGCTACGCCATGCGACTGATCCAGATCCAGGAATTCTACGACGCCGGCATGGTCGCCAAGGGCGAATATGACGAGATGATGGAGCGTTCGCGAACAAGAGCATTCCGAACGCATGATCGAAATCGACGCAACGTCAGGCCGACCAGGAAATGGCCCTGCGATCCGCCACACTCAACGCTGTCGCGTCCACACTCGGATCGATCGGATCGGCGATCAATTCGTTCGGCGAGAAAAACCTCGCGGCGGTCAAGGCGTTTTCGGTGGCGCAGGCCCTGATCAATACCTACGAGGGCATCACCAAGGCTCTCACGCTGCCGTTCCCGCTCAATTGGGCTCAGGCGGCGGCTGTGGGCGCGGCCGGGTTCGCGCAGGTCGCATCGATTATCAATACGTCCAAGGGCAGTTCTGGCGGCTCCGCGTCGTCCGGTGTATCGGCCGGCGCGGCGTCTGCCTCAACGCCATCTCAGACGCTCAACCTGTCGCTACAGGGCATCAGTCCGTCGGCGCTATATTCCGGCGATCAGGTGCGCGAATTGGCGCAGACGCTTGTCCAGTACCAGCGCGACGGCGGGCAACTCGTATTGGTGGAAACATGATCGTCATATCGCCATCGCTCGCACTCGTACCGGTATCTGTCATCGATCCCGATGCGCCCGTGATCGGGTGGCGCAATATCGTGACGTCCGAAATCGTCGCGGCCGACACCGAGGCGGCGGGATATCCAGCATCCAATCTCGCCAACGTGTCGACCGTCGAGCAGTGGCGATCAACCGACGACACGGGAGAGCAGTTTATCACGATCGACGCGTCCGGCACGTTCGATTATGTCGCCATCGCGCGGCACAATTTCGGGTCGGGGCAGGTGTCGGTTCGCGTGGATGCCGACGTGGACAGCGTGTGGACCGAGGTGGTGCCGGAATTCCTTCCGGGGTCAGATGCGCCGCTGATCATGCTGTTCGAGAGCGGTACCTATCTAGGTCTGCGCGTCCGGCTGTTTGCTGATGGCATCGCGCCGCGCGCATCCGTGCTCTACGCTGGCCAGATCACGCGGTTGCAGCGCCGAATGTACGTCGGGCATACGCCGCTCCCGTACGGACGCGGCGCGCGCGTGACGAACGCCAGATCCGAAAGCGGCGATTTCCTTGGCCGCATAGTTCTTACCGAAACGCTAGAGACCGCCGCACCGCTGAAAAACATCACTCCGTCATGGTATCGCGAAACGCTGGACCCCTTCATCGCAGCATCAAAAGAGGTTCCGTTTTTCTGGGGATGGCGACCGTCATCGTATCCGAATGAGGTCGGCTACGCGTGGATGACGAACGACCCGAAGCCGTCGAACCAGTTGCCGAACGGCATGATGTCGATTGATTTGCAGATGGCTGGGGTGGCGCTTTGAAATCCCTCACCTTCATCGAGATCGACATCGACTATTGCAGCCTCGTCTACGGCACGTCGCCATGCACTGCCGCGATCGGCGCGACAGGAACCAAGAAGTGTTTCAACACGCCCGCCACGTGCCAGGACGAGGCGAATTTCGATCTCGCGCCCGTGATGCTGCGGTTCGGTATGCAGTCGACCTATCTGGCCGAATCCGGCATTGACTGCATACCATCCATGGACAGCGTGTCCATTTCGCCTGCCGTCGTGTCGCTTGGCAAGGATCTTGGCACGCGCGCCACCATCACGGCCAATTTCAGCGATCATCGGTGGAGCGACGCGGCGATCGGCTTCGACAAATACACGGCAGATCGGGCATACGATCCGTTCCACCAAGGCACGTTCTGGGGCAAGTTCCGCGCGCGCCAGCCGTACCTCATTGGCCGACCGTTCCGCCTCATTCGCGGGCTGTTGGGCCAGTCGCTCGCCGAAATGGAGACGAGGCATTTCATCATCGAATCGTTCAACGGGCCGACGACGGACGGAAAATATTCGATCATCGCCAAGGATGTCCTGAAACTCCTCGACGGCGACCGCGCGCAGGCTCCTGCCGTGAGCCAAGGTTTCCTCACGAGCGACATCGCAGACGACGCGACATCGATCACGCTCAACCCGTCAGGCATCGGCGATCTCGAATATCCGTCCGCCGGCTATGCCGCGATCGGCGGCAAGGAAATCGTCGCGTTCACGCGGTCGTCCGACACGCTGACGATCACGCGCGCGCAGTACAATACGGATGCGATCGAGCATGACGCGGGCGACCGGGTGCAATTGTGCATCGAATACACCGGCGACGACGCGGCCGGCATCATCGCGGACCTCATGACCAATTATGGCGAGGTGCCATCTGGCGCAATCCCGATCGAGGCATGGCAGGCGCAGACGGCAGCATATCTGCGCCGGCAGTATTCTGCACTCATTGCCGAGCCGACGTCTGTCAAGAAACTGATCAACGAGTTGATCGAGCAGGCGGCGCTGTCGATATGGTGGGATGAGATTTCGCAGACGGTCAAGCTGATCGTGCTGCGCAAAATCCCCGACGATGCGGGCGTTTTCGATGACGAGACCATTCTTGAATCGTCCCTGCGAATTCAGGAGCAGCCGAACACGCGACTGTCACAAGTCTGGACGTATTTCGCGCAGATCGACCCGCTGAAATCGGTTGACGACGCCGACAATTATCGGTCGATCGCAGTCACGGTCAACGTCGATGCCGAGACCGATTACGGGTCGGCGGCGATCAAGAAATTGTATTCGCGGTGGATACCTGCGGGCGGGCGCGCGGTCGCGACGCGCGTGAACGACATCCAACTCGGCAGGTTCCGCGACGCGCCGCGAAAATTCACATTCACACTGTTTCGATACGCGGTCGATCGTCCCGTTATCGGGTCTGGGTATCGCATCGAGGCATGGCCGTTGCAGACTGACGAGGGCGACGCCGACAGCGTGCCGATGCAGTTCGTCAAGGTCACGCCGGACGCCGACGTGTTCAAGGTC